AAATTTAATTTTATGGCACAATTAGTGTTCCTGGTTGGTAAATCAGGTATGGGGAAATCTACCTCTATGAGGTTACTTAATCCCGAAGAAACTGTAATAATAAACACCGATCAAAAGGCGTTACCATTTAAGCAGTTTAATCAAAAGTATAATGAAGATAAACGCAATTATCGTAAAACATCTGACATAGCAATCGTACTAAACACTTTACAAAAAGTGAACAAACTAGAGAATGTCAAGACTGTTATTATCGATACTTGGTCAAGAATCATGACTGACACAGTTATGAGTCAAAAGTTCAGAGCTGAGAAAGGCTTTGATAAATGGTCAAAAATGGCAGCAAACCAATATGACCTCATTAATTTTATTAATGATTCTATGCGCGATGATATCATAGTATATCTTATGGCCCATCCTGAAACACATTACGATGATTCTGGATTTGCATCTGAGCGTATTGGAGTACAAGGTAAAATGCTAGAAAGATTTGTTCCTGAGTCTTTCAGTACTATAGTTCTATACACAGAGATTGTAAAATCTCCTGGCAAACCTAATCGCCATGTATTCAGAACTGTATCATCAGGATCAGATACATGTAAAACCCCTCTCGAAATGTTTGAAGAAGAGATGATCGATAATGATCTTATCGATGTCAATAAAACAATCAGAGAGTATTATTCAATTTAATTAATTTTTAAAAAACAAGAAATGGAAGATTTCACATGGGATGCTGTGCCCTCACAAAGACAGCGTAAAACAGAAAAGTATGACTATGCTGTAATGACAATGGCAGCATTGGCAAAACCAGGTGCAGGCAGAAAGTTTAGCTTTAATAAAGCCGCACAAGAGTTATTAAATCTTCAAGGAGAAGATAGAATATCTTTTGGGTTTAATGCTGATAGAACTGTTATAGCAATTCGTAAAGCTGAAGAAGATACTGGTTTTAAATTAACTAAAACTTGTACATTTAGTGATAAGAAAATCTTTGAATTTATTTCTAAAACATTAGAATTATCTAATGATACAGAAAATGAATTTAAGATTGCTAGCAAAGAAGATTTTTTTACATTAAGACAAATTACTCAAGACGGTGACATAAATCTAAATGATTATAACGAAGAATCAGAGATAGCAGAAATTACTTTACAAAAAAAAGAAGTAATAGCTGAAGTAGAAGAAACTAAAAGTATTGAATTAGATACACCTAATGGTGTAGAATCACAATGGTAATAATTTTTAAAAACAATTTATGTATAATTTAAATGACAATGGCTTTGATGCCAAACAAGGAGTTACAATCTTTAATGATGGTGTAGCAGGATTAGTAAACGATGTAAAAATGTCTGTTTACAAAAAAGGAAAGGATGATAAAGAAAATGCTCCCGACTATAAAGTAACTTTTACAGATAGCAGTGGTGGAGAAGTTTCTTCTTCTTATTGGTATGCTACTAAAGATACTCAGTATAGTACTGTGGAAGAGCAAGCGAGAAAGCAAGGTAAATCTATGAAGCATATTATTCATGCTGTTTACGGAGCTAGCTTTGAAATTCCTTTTATAGCAAAAAGTCCTAAAGAATTACTTGATATGTCTATGAAATGTATCAAAGAAGGCCTTACTAGCACTCCTGGTAAATTCAGAATCTTTGCTACTTATGGCACTTTAAATTCTGTAAAGAATTATATTCAGCCTCGTAGCTGGGTTCCTTTTGTAGAATCTATGCATACTAGCGAAGATTCAACTCGATTAAAATTAGCACCTACTATAGATGCTATGGCTAGAGTTGAAGAAAGTCAGCCTGTATTGCAAGATGCAAAAGCAGATGATTTAATGGATTCGTCAACTGATGACTGGTAGATAAAGCTAAACTATAAAAATGGGAGGGTGTAAAAACCCTCTCTTTTTTTATTATGAAAGATATAAATTTAAATTCTATAGTATTTAATGATCTTATTAGTAGGGAAGATATCTTAAAACATGTTACACAAGAAAGAATATATGGTTTTTACTTAGGAGAACAAATAACTACGCTAGGCGTATATCATAGTCCTTTACGTGAAGACAATATTCCATCATTTGCACTATTCTTTCATAGAGTAGAACCAAATATTCTCATGTTTAAAGATTTTGCCACAGGAGACTGCGGTGATTTTGTTGCTATGGTAAGAAAGCTGTTTAATTTAAGCTATTCTGAAGCTTTAGAAAAAGTAGCATTTGATCTTGGCCTATCTAATTACGGTGTGTCTGGTACTAAACAAACCGTAAACTATACTAAAATAACACAAAAACAAAAAGTAGAACTAGGAATAAAAATAAGACCTTGGGAAATACTAGATAAACAATTCTGGAAACCCTTCGGTATAAAAAAGTCTACACTAGAAAAGTTTAATGTGTTCCCTATTAGTCATGTATTTTATAATAGTAATGCTGTTAAAGTATCTAAACATGCGTATGTATATGCAGAAAAAAAAGATAATAAGCTTACTTATAAAATATATCAGCCATTTGAAGATAAACTCAAAAAATGGATTAATAATGCAAATTATTCTGTTCACCAAGGCTACACACAGTTGCCTAAATCTGGTGAATTACTAATTATCACTAAATCGTTAAAAGATGTTATGAGTATTCATGATATAGTAGGTGTTCCTGCTATAGGCTTACAGTCAGAATCTGTTATGATGAAAGATTCTGTTATGGATGAATATAAATTTAGGTTCAAGAAAGTTGTATGTCTGTTTGACAACGACGATGCAGGTACAAAACTCGCTAAAGAGTTTTCTAAGAGATATGGTGTGCCTTATTTCTTTGTACTGCCCATTGCAAACTCTAAAGACTTTAGTGACTTTGTAAAAAATACTACGATAAATTTTAGTATAGAATATTTTAATAAAAAAATAAAAAAATTATATGAATAAGCAAGAATCGCTGAGTAAGATCAGCAAAGACTTAATGCTAAAAGAACCGTTCTACGGTTTCTTTCTTATAATGCTGAATAAAGTATGGCATGACGCTATTGGTACAGCAGCTGTCAGCAAAAACGGCATTAACTATCAGCTCACTATTAGTGAGAAATTCTGGGAACCTTTATCTGATTTACATCGTATAGGTCTTCTAAAGCATGAATTGCTTCATATTGCATTTAACCATCTTACTACATTTGATTTATTCAAAGATAAAGAGTTGGCTAACATTGCAATGGACATGGAAATCAATCAATATATTGATAAAACATGGTTACCTGAAGGTGGCATAGATATAGATGATTATTCTGATCTTCATTTAGAAGGAAGAGCAGGTAGTAGATATTACTATGATAAGCTTCAACAGCTTCAAAAGAAGAAAAAACAAAATGGTAGTTGTGGATGTGGAAATATGGACAATCTTTTAGATGCTTTAGAAGAAGGAAAAATTAAAGTTACAATAGGAGTGCCAGGAGACGGGGATGGAGACAAAGAAGTTCAGATACCTAATCATCCGTGGAAAGACTTTGAAAATTTACCTGATGCAGAAAAGCAGCTTATAGAAAAGCAATTGCAAAGAGTGTTAAATGAAGTAAAAAGTCAAGCTGAAAAGAAACAAGGTAATATTCCTGGTGAGATGAAAGGTATAATTAAAATTGACGAAATAATTCCTTCTAAATTTAATTGGAAAAATTATCTCCGACGCTTTACGGGTATTAGTACTAAGATTTTTACGAAAAAAGTTCGTAGAAAAGAGAATACTAAATTTCCTGACATGCCTGGTATGAAAGTTAAGATGAAACAAAAACTTATGTTAGCTATAGACACATCTGGATCTGTTTGTGATGATGAGGTTAGAGAGTTTATGAACGAGATGCACCATATATATAAAACTGGTGTAGATATAACTCTTGTGCAGTGTGATACTTATATACGAGATATTAGTGAATACAAAGGTAGTTATGATCTTAAACTTCATGGTCGCGGGGGCACTGACTTTACACCTGTTATAAAATATTTTAACGATAATACTAGTTATACTAGTCTCGTATATTTTACTGATGGTGAAGCAAGTACTAGTGTTAATCCTAGAGCTAAAGTATTATGGGTCCACTCTGAACAATCAAACATCAATGAAGACCTTCCTGGTCTAAAAATTAAATTAGAATTATAAAAATTAAAATCAATGAATCAAGTAAAATTAAATGTTGATGAGATGAAAATCTTTATCAAACATATGGTTAACAATAACCAGCATATACAAGAAACAGGTAAAGTTCCTGTAGCTGTAAATATTGAAGGTGAAGCGGGCCTTGGTAAAACATCTGCTATTATGCAATTAGGTAGTGAGTTAGAAATGCAAGTAGTAAAACTAAATCTAGCGCAGTTAGAAGAATTAGGTGACCTTGTTGGTTTTCCTGTCAAAGAATTCCAAGTTAAGAATAACGAAGGTAAATCTTTGTGGATTACTGAACAAGAAATTGATACTGCTAACAAGAAAGGCTATAAAGTCGTAGATAAAAGAATGTCTCATGCTTCTCCTGAGTGGATTCAGGGCCGCGGTGAGGGTGGTTT